TATACCACCTGTGAAACGGCAAAACGCCGATATTTTCGGCGTTGCAGTCAACCACCTGGATATGGTCGCCCAGCCAGCAGTTTGTCTGTCCTCCAACCACCTCGCCGACCCCCGCGCAATCGCCGATCCCGTAAATCCAGTAACCCCCCGCCTGGCAGTTATTGGCCACGCACCGCCATACCTCAATAGACCCCTTGCAGGCGATCCCCGCCCAGAAAAGCCCGGCCATCGGTTTATCGGTATCCGTGGTTGCCTTTTCCCACCAGTCAATCGACGCCGACGGTGTGTGATTTTGATTATCATTCTGGCGGCTGCGGTACAGCAGGCCGCCGTAGATCGCATAATCGCCCGCCGCGTAGATCGTGGCGGCGCTGTAATTGGTCCATGTGCCGTCAGCCCCGGTGGTGTAGTAGTAGCCCTGAACCTTGCAGTTTGCAAAGTTGATGTCCTTAAATTGATACAGGCTTTCGGTTGTGCCGGTATCGCATCGCCCTTTTACAGGTATCTGTGTCGGACTGCCAATGCCCATGCCGTATCGGCTGGCGATCAGCCCTCCGCAATAACCCCGGCAGTCAATGACAAAGTCCTCAAAGTTAAGATTGCGCATCGCGCAGGGACCGACGTACCCAAACAGGGCGGCACAGTCAAACTCACCCTCGCCGGTATCCTCGGTCACAATGGTCAGGTTCTTGACGATGGCGCCGTTGCCGTCCAACACACCGGTAAAGGGCGTTCCGTTCTCCCAGCCGACCGGCTGGTACATCCCCGTTGGCACGCCGCCGACCGTGATCGCCTGGTATTTGATGTTGTAGCCGATGGGCGTCCACAGCCCCGTTGGGATATGCGTCTCATCGCCCAGGTCCACCACGCCCGCCAGGTCGATCTGCGCGACGGTAATCTTATAATGATTATTACCGCTCATCGCCATCAGCTCGGCGCCGTTGGTGATCTCATAGTACATGTGGTCCTGTTCTTCCCAATACGCCGGAGAAGACGCCGGCGGATTGTTCAGGTTCGGCGTTTGCAGGGATTTGTACAGAACGCCGCCGGCAATGGCAAAATACTCGGTAGTGGCTTCGGCACTGCCCTCATCCTTGTAATCGATGGCATCGCTCCAGGCGTTGGCCTCATGCAGCAGCACATCGTCCGGTTCGGCTGGTTTGGTCGGGATGTCCGCGTTGTCCAGCGCCCGCAGTTCGGGGTACTGCGGCGTCATCCCGGCAATCGAGGTGATCTCGACCACGCCGTCACAGGTCGCCTTCTCGGCGATAAACATAAGCGCTAGCTCTCCGGCGTCCACCACATAATCGATGCGGTAGAAGACATCCTCAAAAATCTCCAGCCCGTCCTGGTTAAAGTCCGTGCCGCCGGGCACCTTCTTCATCGTGGAGACCGTTTCCCAGGTATAGCCGTAGTCAAACGACCGCTTGAGCAGGACCTTGCCCGTCCATTCGTTGCCGCTGGTAAAGCTGGTGATGATGTTCCACGGCCCATACACCCGATACGGTCCCAGCGTCCCGGTCCCGGTGACCGTCTTGGCAAAGCTGGTCAGATGGTCCGGCAGGGCATTTTTCAAAAGAATCCGGCTGCCGATGTAGCTCAGGTCAAACACCGGCCGCACCGTCGGGATCGTATCATTCTTGGTATTGGCATAGACCGCCTGCAGGGCCACCTGGACGCCCCGCTCGATCACATCGTCATAATACCATTGATCGCTGCTGGCGTCATAGACGGCAAAGCAGTACCAGATGCCGGTGGATTTTTTAAGGGCGTACTGAATGCCGCTGGATGCGTCCAGATCGGCTTCTTTGGGCCGGTTGGTCTCATCGGCCGTATGGCGGCTGATGCACGTCAAAAACAGCAGGTCGCTGCCGTCGGTGGTCCCGGCGATCCGGCAGGCCGTCCCGAACGTGTAAAGCCGGCCCCGTGTCCAGCCCGGCACATCCGAATAGCCGTATTCGGCCAGTGTCTCGGTAAAGTCGCAGCGGACCGCGATGTCTTCGGTGTTTTCATCCTCGAACGGCACATGCCGGTGATCGACCGCCTCCAGCCGCCAATCGGTATGGCCGTAGCGGCTTAGCTTGTGTTCGGCAATCGTCCCCCGCAGGATATACACCACATCGGCGCTGCGTGAAAAAACCAGTTCCTCAAGGTCATCGGCCCCGTAGGGGCTGGAGATCTCATACACCAGCCCGCCTTTACTGACCTGCCCGCTGCTGTTAAAGAAGCGAATATAGCCCGGCCCAAACTCCAGCATGTACGCCTGCCGCTCGGAATAGACAAACCGCACCAGGCGAACCGGCGAATCACTGTTTTTGACCGTGGCGATCATCTCCAGCCCCGGCCGCCGGATGACCGGCCCCTGCGGGGTGATGATAAAATTCTCCAGCCGGCGGCAGCCGTATTCATACTTGGCCAGGTCTTGCCGGACATCAAGCATCTCGGACAATTGCCCGGCATTAAACCCCGCCAGAATCGGATTGTGTTTGACCTCGGCCATCTTATCTCCGTTTTCGAAAGTCCGGCAGCATCACACTGCCGTCTACCCCTTTCATCCGGCTGCGGTTGCGGTGGCGGCTGTCGAGCGGGGCGTCTGCCTTTGCCCAGTGGATGCGATGGTGATTACTCAAGACGCCGGTCGCGGCCTCAATCTCATCGGTCAGCGTGTCGCCCGTGCCTTCGTTCATCAAAAATCGCCGATGATACGTCGGCGAAAACATATTCAGATTGCCAAGGCGTGTCTCAACGAAGGCGCCCGCCAGAGCAAGGATATTCGGCCCATGGGCGGCATTGCCCAGATAATCGACCGCCCCGTAAAACATCCCGTTGTTGTAGGATCCCAGTACCAGAGGGGCGGTGTTGGTCAAGTCCAGCCCGGCAGCAGTTGCCCTAACATAGACACCGTTGTTATTGCCGGTTATCTCGCCATTCACGTATATCTCGATATTGTTCTGGGCGGTCGGGTTGACGCCGATGCCGAAAAACCACCACAGGCCGTCATCGATGCGGAACTGATCCAGCCGGGCGATGTATTCGGTCTGGTCCTGGTCGGTCATGGAGACGACGATAACCCCATCATTGACGGTCACCACAAGCCCCGGGCCTCCGGCGGGGTCGCGCTTGCTCAGCAGCGTCCCATAAGGCCATTTCGTGCGAAACCAGCAGGTCAGGATAAACTCATCGCCCATGACGATATTGCCGCCGTCTTCGACCTCGATCCGGGCCCGGCCGTCGTATTTGACCGTGTCCAGGATCTGCGGCACAATCGTGATCGTGACCGTCGCCGGATCGCTTTCCAGTCGGCCGTCAGAGACCTTGTAAATAAACGTGTCGGTGCTTTCGGCCTCCAGGTACGGCCGGTAGCGATACACCCCGCCGCCCATGCTGATCAGCGTCCCCTGCGTCGGCGCCTGCGTGATCAGATACGACAGGTAATCGCCGTCCGGGTCCGAGGCCGACAGCGTAAACTGCACCACGCTTCCTACCGTCACCGTCACGGCCTGATTGACCGCCGTGGGGGCCTGATTGATCGAACCGAGTCCCCACTGCTGGGATAACACCGCATAATCGGCCAGGTTGACCACCCCGTCCGAATTATGGTCACAGGCAACGGTGACAATCGCCGGGTCCTCGGCAAGCCAGTCGGCGGAAAACAGCAGCAGATCGCTAAGACCCACCAGCCCGTCATCGTCATAATCGGCCGTCAGTTCCGTGGCGATCACCTCGCGGACCGAAACATTATCGATCACGCACGTGCTGCCGACGGCCATCATCGGGTAAAACTCGATCATGGCCGAACCGGAAAAAATAATCTGCTCGGTGAACGTCCCGGCGATCAATTGCAGGTTGCCGCGGGTGTCGCCGAAGTAAAACTCCAGATACCCCAGCCCCACCGTCTCCATCGCATCAATCGTATAGGTGATTTCATAGGTGGTTCCCTCGACCAGCGACGGCAGACTCTGCGTGAGCGTATTGATGCCAAAGCCGGTACTGACCAGGCTGGCCTTGCCGCCGCTGATCGTCCAGCCCGAGGGCTTGACCCAGATTGCGTCAACGAAGAAATCCCCGTTAAGCACCTGCTCGGTGCCCAGCGTGGCAAAGACGGAACCGCACATCAATAGACAATTTACAATAAACCATTTACAATGTCTCATATTCCGCCGTCCTCATTGACCAGGTCGATACAGACCGTTCGAAATTCCTCCATCCGCTCCAGTTCCGTAAAGTAATTCGGATCCGACTCGGGCGGCAGGCTGTTGGGGTCACTGACAATCTCTTCGACCGCCTGCAGAAACGTCCCGTAAAGCTGCTTTTTCCGGAATTTTTCTTCCTTGCCGCGTTCGGCGATCAGTTGCGCCATATACGCCTGAACGGTCGGTTTCTTGGGGCTGTTGGGATCGGTTGCCTCGATGGCCGCCAGGGCCGCCGTTTTGGCCAGCGTCACATTGGAGGTAATCTCATTGCAGTCGGCGACCCGCTCGGCCAGGACCTGGGCCCACGTGCCGGCGTACTGTTTGGTCTCCAACGCAACCCGCTTCTGGATCGCGGTTTCAAGGTGCACAACCGCCTGCTCCTTGAGCTGGGCGGCCGTTGCGGCCGCTACGCACACGGCGATCAGTAAAATAAACATCATGCTAAGAATCAGTATTTTTTTCATGGTTAGTTCCCCACAATCTCAAGGTATGCAGCATTGGTTACCGTCACCGGCACAATCCCGATTTTTTTAGCCCACAGCCGGTCGCACCAGTACATCGCGCAGTAATTGCTGCCCGGATTCTTGGTCACGCCGCTGGTCAGGTACTCGACGGCCACCAGCGTATCGGAAAATTCCGATCCGGCCTTGTTGCTGTTGGCCAGCGTGCCGGTGGTAAACGTCAGCTTGAACGCCGGCAGATAATCGCCGCCGTCCGAAAAATAGATCAGATACTCGGTGGTGTCGGCGTCCGTGGTCGAGGCGTTGCGCCAATACAGATACGTCCATTTTTCCGGCACGGTAAACGTCTGGAAATTCGCCTCGAAATAGGCCGCCGTGCATTCGACGCTGTTGGGTTCGGTTGCCGCTGCCGCATAGACGCCTTTGGCCGTGCCGCTGCCGCAGGGCATCCACTGCCACTGTCCGCTGATGCTGGGCGTTCCCGGCCGCGTCGCGTCCGGTACCGTCGCCGCGTGCGAAACCGTCAGCAGCGTCAGCAGCAGCAGCATGATGGTCAATCGTTTTTTCATAATCTTACCCTTTCTCAAAAGGCCCGCCGAAGGCGGCTGGCGCAATTTTACATTCTACATTTTACATTTTGCATTGTTTCAGTACTGGTCATATATATCCGTGTCCGCGTTTCCGGCGTCCACCCAGCCGGTGTTGCCGTCCTCGCCGTCGCCGAAGCACTCCAGCCCATCCGCCCGTTCGGCGTCGGGCAGGACCACCTTACGGCATTCCTCGATGAGCTGGGCCTTGAGTTGCTTGCTCTTGGCCAGTGGGACCGCCAGTTCAATCGCCAGTTCCTGGGCAAACAGCCGGATCACTTCGGGCGGCCATTTGGTCAGATCCTCCGATGTGACGGCATAGAGAATATAGCAGGTCCCGTCATCGGTCAAAATCTGCGCGCCTTCTTTATCCCACTTATATTTCGTCAAGACCCCGTTTTGGTCCACCACCCGCCGCACCCGCAAGCAGTCCTCCGGCAGGTCATAGGCATACGCATAGCCGAAATCCGGCGCCGTTTCGTTTTGCTCTAATTGGGCCCGCCCGCGGTTAAACCGCCAGGGACGCATCGACGCCACACGGTCCCGCACGGCGTCATAATACACGTCGCACAGCCGCCATTCCTCGCTGGATTCTTCGACAGCGATATCCGTGATGGAATTAGCCTTGTCGCCCATCATCCCGAGGGCCATATTGCACAGTTTGGTCGGTGTCAGCGCCATGTGTTACCTCACACAACAAAAAGAGTCAGAGATCGCCCGTCATCCACACGGGCGACCCCTGACGGGTGGTTTAGACCAGATCGGCCCCGGCCGCGATTCGCCAGGTGACCTTGCCGGCCGTGGCGGCTTCATCGACCGGCTTGTGGTACATGCGGACATAGCGGTCGAGCTGCTCAAGCGGCAGCCGGGCGGCCAGTTGTTTGCCGGCAACCAGGTCCGCCGCCGCCTGTACGCCGAACAGATCGATGGACTTGTTGACGCCGGCGGCGCCGGATTCCATCTTGGTGTTGGCCGGATCGCTTTCCAGCAGGAACTGGATCCCGCTGTCGAGTCCCTCAAAGGTTTCGGTGACGTTGCCCACCAGCATCAGGTCCGTCAGCCCCAGCCGCTGGACTTCCTGAAAGTCCAGGTACTTCGTGGACGCGACCGCTACAGTGACGGCCTGCGCCTCGCAGAATGTCAGTTTATCATCGGTTACCATGGTAACCCCTTTCTTTCTTATAAAAGTAATGTTTTGAACGGTTAATTCAGGCGTCCCCGACCCATGCCGGGGACGCCACAGCAGGAGAAACGACCACGAATGCTACGCCGCTTCGACGACCGTTGCCTCATCGGACTTGATCTCATCATCCTTGATGACGGGAAGCCCGAAGAACTTGAGGATCGGCACGCCGAACGGATTTTCCTTATCCCACCAGACGTTGCCCTTCTGGTCTGCCAGTTGGGCCAGGTGGTAAAACACGTGCTTGTTGCCGAAGATCACCGCGCCCGAGCCGCCGTCTTCAAGGTCCATGATGGCCTTGCGCAGCACATTGACATTGAGCAGGAAGTCATCGACTCCGTCAATGTTGGTGCAGGAGATGTTGCAGACGCGCTTCAGGGCCCGCACATCCCGCTCGGCCAGACCGAACTGGAGCTTGAACTGCGTGCGGTACACCTTGCGCAGGCGGTTTTTGCCGATGGTCGCATCGTACTCTTCCTTGGTCTCCGCCTTCGGATTGGGGATCATGCTGATGCCCAGCCCCATCGCGTTGCCGTTGGGCAGGTTCTTGGGATAGAACCCGTGGAATTTGTCCTCGCCCATCTGGACGATGTACGCGCTGGTCTTATTGGCCGTCACGCTGGCAGCGCCTTCGGCGTTGTCATAGACGTTGGTCTCATCGTCCAGCGTCGGACGGCGGGTTGCCAGACCGCGGATCTGCAGGGCGTCCGTCGCCGGATCCCCGTAGAAGAATCGCGTGCTGAACTTTCGCCGCAGACCGTGCAGGTGCGCCACATCCTCATCGAACCGGGCCTGCTTGGGATTGTCCGAAGAATCGACCAGAATTTCGTCAATCTCCGACCAGTCCTCGATCAGGCAGCTTGATTCGGTGATGATGGTGGTTCGGCTGCTCGATGCCGGAACGCCCTTGTTGATGGCGCGTTCCTCGCCGCTCGGCTCATGCGTGCGGCGGTTGGTCAGGTTGTTAAAACCGAGGTTGGCCTCCTTCATGAGCAGGTAGCTCAATGCGGTGTTTTTGCTGGACAGTGCCTCGATGATCCGGTCCAGCCCCGGATTCATCCCCGGACGTTTGGCCCATTCGGCCAGCGTCATGATATTCGCTAAATCAACTTCAGTTCCAGCCATGTTTATTCTCCAAACAATATGGGGTTTGAAATCCACTCGCCCAAACTGCCCGGACCATTCCGGATTCAGGACTGCCGTTTCGCCGGTCGGCGGCCGCTTGCTTTCATCGGCTTAGCATCCAGATCCCACAAACATGAGACTGCCTGGAATTTTAGTTCATTGTCAACCTTTCGTGCGGATCCGTTTCAGGACTGCCCGCGTAGTTAATTCAAAATTCAAAACTAAAAATTCAAAATTATTGACTATTCGTCCGGGTACAAATTATCCAGGAAGTTGCCTTTGTCACCGGACGGCCCGCTTCCCTTTTCAAACGACCCTTCATTGATGTGTTCGCCGATCCAGCCGGCCAGCTTCAAGAACACCGGATGATCGCCCATGCCGGTCAGTTTGGCGATCTCGACCATCTCCGGGATCTTCGAATAGGCCAGCTTGGCTTTGGCCAGCCAGGCGTCGTAACCGGTGCCATGTTCCTTTTTGAGCTGCTCGGTGGTCTGTTTGGCCAGGTTCTCGGCAGCGGTATTCAGGGCGTTGTACTCGGCGATCTGCCGCGTGATTTCGTGATTGACCGCCGCTTCAAACGTCACCTGATTCATCCCCGCCTTGAACGCCACGGCCCTAAAATCGTCAAACCGCTTCTGGTCGAAGGGGATATCCTTGGGGAAGTCCGCCGGCACCGTGTACGCATACGCCTCGGGGCTGTCCGGCACGCCCGTGGCCTTGCGGTACGCGGCGATCTCCTCTTCGGAGGCATTTTCGCCGGGGACCTTGACCATGCCTTCGGCCTTTTTAGCGATCAGGGCTTGCACGTTGACATGGTTTTTGGCCAGCGTCTGAATATCCTTGACGTTGACCAGTTCCTTGTGCTCACGGATGTCCTCGGGCAGCTGCGTCCGCCAGTTCTCGGCGAACTTGCCGTCGGGCCCGACCAGAAAATTAATCTTTGCCTCGCCGCCGGCGGCTGGGTTGTCTAAAATTTGAGATTCACCTGCCATACAATTTACTCCTGTTTTTTCGTGGTTTCTGGTTGCGTTAAACTCAATAACTGCTGCACCTGTTCATAGCGGCGTTTGATCACCACCGTATCCGTGACCATCCCCGACTGTTCGTCGAGGATCCCGCAGTTGGCCAGCAGGTGCGTTGCATAGTTCCGCCGGCTCATCGCCTCGATGTCCTCGGGGTTCTTCGTCGTAAAGAACCCCAGTTCGCTCAAGATATGCGCCAGCACCTTGATGCCGTGCGGCCCGCTAAAGCACAACTGGTAATCCTCACGGCTTGCCGCAAAGGTCAGATTGGGATCGTGCTGTGTCATAGTTTTTGGGCGCTGGATATCTCAAACTGGCTGGGCCATACATCCTGGGGCAGCTTGGGATCAGCCGGATCCAGCCCCGCCGTCTTAACCAGTTCTTTAGCCTCTTTAAGCTGTTCTGCGGTCATCCCCTTGCGGTATCCGCCCGTGCGCTTCAGGACATTTTTGAGCCGGGCGGTCAGCGCTGCCGAAAGCGTGTTGACCTTTTGCGGGGCCGCCGTCTTTTTGACCGCCGCAGCCGCCTCGGCATCGGCCGCATCGTCTGTGTCGGTTGTTTCAGGATCGCCGGATTCATCCGCCGGGTCCGTATCCTCGGTCGGCGGGGGCGTTTCGGCCTTGGCCTTCAATTCCTCATACCGCTTGACCTTTTGCGGGTCCGCCGTCTTCTTGACCTGTCCGACGTTCGGACCGCCCTTGATCAGCAGCTCTTCGATCAGGACTTTCAGTTCGGCCTGCTCTTCAATCGTCAATGGACTCATGTTTATACCCTCAAAAAATTAGTTTTAATTCCGTGTCATTCCGTGGAAATCCGTGGTTAAAAAATTACGATCTGGCATCCGGCACCACCGGCGTATCGACCGCGCCGAGTTTGGTGATTCCCACCATAATCCACTCGGTCGCACTGATGCAGGTCAATTCATAGTGCGTATCCGCCGCCAGGGCCGCCTCATTCGTTTCGCCGCAGACCACATCGTTGATCTTGGCGGACGCATCGGCGCAGATCAGTTCACACCCCGTTGCGCCGACAATGATTGTCATCTTGGTCCCGACCACATTGGCCGGAAGCGTCGCCTGTTTATCGGCCGAATCGCTGGTGATCACGACTACGCTCGCACCGGCAGGGATCAGCCCCGTCCCGGTCCAATCCGCGGTCACGGTAACGGCGGTTGCGGTCGACTGAACGCCCACGCTGGCCGTGACGGATTGACAGCCGATAGTGGTCGCGTTGGAGATCGCCCCGGCCGTCGAGATGTCAATCCCCGTCGAGGCGATGGCTACGGTCCCCGATCCGCCGCCGATAGTCACGGCACCTGTCGAGGTTCCCGTGTTGATATTTGTGGCAAAATTGCTCGATGCGTTGATGCTGGTTTCAGCCCCCGATACGGTCGCGCCCAAAGTACCAGTAAACAGGCCATCCGCCGTAATCGCCCCGATTCCCGTCATATCGCCCGTTGCGGAAATATCCCAATCACTGGAATTGACCGCTACAGTATTGGACCCGCCGCCGAGGGTGATCGCCCCCGTAGTAGTCCCGGTCCCGATGGCGGTTGTGGCGGTCCCCGCGTCATTGTTAAGACTGATATTGCCGACGGAGGTAAAAAGACCCGTCACAAACAGCGTATCGGCGCTGGCATCCCACATGCAGTATTTACCTGTAGTTGCCCCAAACAGCTTAAAGTCTGCCCCGGCGGTATCGGCCCCGATATTGACAATATACGTCTCATCGCCGGCCAGGGGCAGGATATTGAGCGTCTTGGCGACGTTGGATTTGATGGAAAAGTCCAGGTCCGTCCCCAGCGTAATAGACCCCGTATCGGAGAGTACCATATTGCCCGTCTGCGTGCCCGCCGGGAAGCTCACCGCCCCGCGGAAGATGGTTTTGCCCTCGAACACCTGGTCATCGCGGTGGACAATGCCAAACGCCATCGAGCACAGCAGCACCATCAGCAGCAGGTGTGTTACAGTCTTTTTCATAGCTTTATCCTTTCAAAAATAGTTTTCGGTTACAAGGTTTCGTTGGCCCCGGCCAGCATCGCCTCCAGGGGGCTGCCGGCCTCGGCGGATTTAGTCAGTTTGCCGGCGGCATCGGCCCCCGCCTGGGCCATGGCCATCGTCGCTTCGGCCTGTCGGGCCTGGGCACGCTGCTGGCGCATCTGCTGGCGGACCTTCTTGGGATTGATCGCTTTGGCGGGGAACCCCGCCGCTTCCAGCAGTTCCTCGGTCGTTACATCCACATTGATCACATCGTTGGCCTCTTCGTACTGCTCGCGCAGCGGAGCGGTAATCTCCAGCCCCGCCTCCAGGCCCTGCATCTTGAAGTGTCGCCGCTGGGCCTGGGCCAACGGCCCGATGTAGTCGATGTCCAGCCGTTCGGTCTCCGACTCCAGCAGCACCGCCGGCGGCGTCGGGATCTTGTTGGCCCATCGCAAGAGGTCAAACACCCGGTCGATCACCCCATCCAGGAACCGCGTGTGCGACCCCACCTGCGGCCCCATCAGCACCGCCTGCTCGCCTTCGAGCTTCATCACCTCATAGGCGGTCTTTTCGCGGGTCTGGGAGCGATTGAGCATCAAAAAGAAGTCAATATTGAAATGCCGCTCGACCGCTGCCTGCACCCGTTCCTCGCGGTCCACCGCCGCCGGCAGTTCGATGCCGCTTTGGATGGGCTTGATGGTCTTGGTCTGCGGATCATCCGAATAGTACAGCTTGCCGGGGATCGGCCGGCCCTTTTCCTTGAACTCCGGATGCACCAGATAGGACGGATCGGCCAGCAGATTGGCCGCCATCGTGTTGCTCTTGACATAGGCGTTGAGCTTGAGGGCCTCGACCAGGGCATCCATGCCGGGCGAACGGGCGTAAATCTCGCCGCTATACCGGCGCACCGGCCAGATCAGGGGGTTGAGCGTGCGATAGCCGCCCTCATAGCAGATATGGCGGTCCTTTTGCGCGATAAACACCTCCGAAAAGGCATTGAACCGGTTCCCGATGCGATCCGGGTCAAACTGGTCATTGGGATAGACCATGTGCACAAACTCAAATTCGTCCTCGAAGCGGTTTCGATTGACGGAATCGAGGATGGATTTGCTTAATTTCTCCTTGCCGAAACGCCGCAGGGCCTGCCGGGCGGTCATCTTAAACTGGCGGTCCACACAGTCCGCCGTCCCCTCATCGTTGAGTGAATACGTAATCTCGCTGGGGTCGGCGGTGTGAAAGACCAGTCGCTCGCTCTTGAAGTTCCACTCCGAATACAGTGTCGGGTTTCCGTTCCAGCCGCCGTCATCGAAGAACATCCCCAGTTCGGCATAAAAGTTGCTGCGGGCAAAATGGGTGTAGAGGATCTGTTCGACCTCCTGGAGCCACAGCTTGACATCCTCGATGTCCATCAGCCAATCCTGGGCCAGCTTCAACAGGAACCAGCGGATCGCCTGACCGACCAGATACCCCTGAAGGCCGTCAGCCCAGATCTTGCGGGCCATGATCGGCGAACCGTCATAGATTTTCGTACCTTTTTTCTCGCCGGCCAGCCGGGTTTTGTACACGTTATTGCGGTTGGGGCAGAAATAGTCCGCACAGAGCTGATGCAGCGGCAGATAAAACGCCTTGATCTGCACGCGCTGGGCGTGCAGGGCCAGGAGCTTATCGACCTGTTTTTCTGCCGGAGCCTGTTTGGGTTTGGTCGCTGTCATTCGACCCCGCTTAAAAGGCGTTTCTTGGATTCACCGCCAAACGAATTGCCCGACAGGATCGTACTGGACCGGCCCTTCATGCGCACCAGCCGCGCCCGTTCATCCGAAGCGGCCGTCTGAACGCTCTTGGTTGTCATCGTGGGCACTGCCGTCGATTTGACCGGCGGCGTTGAAATAGAGCTTGCCTTGGGCGTTTTCATGGTTTCAGTTCCTGTTCATGGGTCGATCCTTAAAAAGATGCACGTCAAAAACAGCAGGTCGCTGCCGTCCGAGTCTGTCTATCAGATAGACCGTATTAGAAACACCCCCGGCCAAATTGCAATAAAGTGATTACTTTAATTCCGAATTTACCACAGGGGATCATAATCATCCTGCACCGCCGTCTCTGAAATCTGCTCCATGACGCGGTTATGCCAGCGGCCGTCCAGTTTCTTCCACCGGTACGCCACGGCGGCCATCCGGACGGCATCGGCCGGGTGAGAGGCCCAGTCATGGAGGGGTTTGTCCTCGAATTTCTCTAAATGCTCGTTCCATTCCCGCCGGTAACTCAAGAGGGCGTCGATGAGCTTTCGGCACTTGATGTCATCGA